TAGTGGCCGAGGTGGATATGCGCACAGCCTTCCGTGATGCCTTTGCCGCGGTGCCGAACGCCCGAGCAGACTGGCTGATCGATGAACGGGCGGCGGCTCAGTCCCGTCAGGCCATCATGTCACAGCAGAACGAGGCTGCTCAAATGCAGCAGGTTGGTCAGACAGCAGAAGTCGCCGGGCAGGCAGCGCAGGCGGCACAGCAGGTGCAGGCGGCGCTCAATGCCTGACCGACGCTATCATCCATGGCTCCCTGTCGTCATCACCGATAGGCAGCCATCCACCCATCTTGAACTGCGGAAATCTGACGTCGCCGCCCTGCAGGCCGTAGCCAATGGGATCGCGAATGAAGGGCAGCAGAAACAGGCGATCGCCGCCGTCCTCCATATGACCGCAGTCTCAGACCTTGAGTTTCTTCCCGACGAGCACGGCGGGGAGAGAGGCAGCACATTCAAGGGCGGGATGCGCCACGTAGGCCTCCAGCTTCGCAAGCTGCTCACGCATCCTTTAGATTTACTTTCAGGAGAGAACGATGGCGGAAGAAGCCACCACGACCGAAGCACAGGCAAGCCAGCAGATGGACGCAACGCAGACCGGGCAAAGCAGTGATGCTGCGACCGCCTCTCAGCAGAATGCTGATGCGACTGCAACGAGCACTGCCGATGCGGGCACGATCACCGACCCCAATGCGGGCAAGGAGCCGACGCAGGACGTCGGCGATCTCCAGCGCTTCCGCGAACAGCTCGCGGGCGGCGATGAGGGCATTCTGAAGGGGCTGGAGCGCTACAAGTCGATAGAGGCCATCAGCAAGGCCTTCAAGGAAGCGCGGCAGGCGGTCAAGAACGCCGGCAAGCCCCTCGCTCTGAGCGACAAGGCGACCGAGGAAGAAGTCAAGGCATACCGCGAAGCCTACGGCATTCCGGCCGATGCCAAGGACTATCCCGGCGCATTCCGCGATGGCTTCAAGGCGTCTGACTTCGACAACGCCATCCTTGGCGACTTTAAAACCGCCATGCACGAACGCAACGTGCCGCCGGCTGCCGCTGCGGCTGCGCTGGACTGGTATCAGGACTTCGCCACCGCCCAGCAGCAGGAGCTCGACGGGAACATGGCCAAGGTCGCGAAGCAGACCCAGGCCGACCTACGCTCTGAATGGGGCGGTGAATACGACGGCAATATCGGCGCTGTGCAGGAACTCATGAAGTCCCACCTCGGCGAGGACGGTTTCAACGGAATGATGAGCATGCGGATGATGGACGGCTCACGCCTCCAAGATCATCCTGGCTTCGTGAAGATGATGGCCCAGATCGCCACCGACTACTACGGCTCGAACGCCATCTTCAACGGCGATATCGAGACCACCTCGAAGACGATCGACGAGAAGCTGGCGGATTACCGCAAGATGCAGACCGACGATCCCGAGAAGTACCGCTCTCCCGCCGTGCAGGAAGCCGTCGCGGCCCTGTACGCGCAGAAGGAAAAGCTCGACGCCCGCAAGCGCTGAGCCACGACTACCCGCGGCACCCCGGCGACGGCACCCGCACCAAGCATCCTCAATCTAGCTGACTGAAAAGCCCCCGAAGGATTTCGATCCGGCGGCCCCCTTGGCTCGTCCATAGGCACCCCGCCCGAAGTCATCGGCACCCTTTCCACACGGCTGAACCCTGAACCCTCCCATCCCCTGAAAAAGGAAGTCGCATCATGGCTTACATGATCACGGCGGCCCAGTATCGCGATGAGTGGATCCACGAGTTCCAGCGTGGTGAAACCTATCTCAAGGATACGGTCACCAAGGAAACCATCGTCAACGGCCACTCGTCGGCCGTCTGGGCCATCGCTGGCCAGTCCAGCGGCATGTCGGAACGCGGCGTCAACGGCCTGATTCCGACCCGAAACGCCACTGACCGCCAGGTCACGGCACCCCTCAAGGAAAAGCACTCGCTCGAAAACCAGACGAGCTTCAACGTCTTCACCTCGCAGGGCGGGAAGCTCCGCGAGGCGATGCAGAAGCGCTCCCGCATGGACGCCGTTCGCGAAATCGACGACGAAATTATCCGGGCGCTTTCCACGGCAACGAACGTCTACAACAGCGGCACGGCGATCACCATGACGCTCGACCGCATCGTGGACATCGTGTCCGACCTCTGGGAGGGCAACGTCGATGAGCGCGTCACCTTCCTTCACACCCCGAAGAGCTGGGCGCGCCTGCTGAAGATGCAGACGTTCACCAGTTCGGATTACGTCGATCGCAAGCCGCTGATGCAGGATGCCCCGCGTCCGGTCATCTTCGCCAATGCCTGGCATATGCTGCACAACGGCCTGATCGGCCGCACGACCAGCTCGGCGCAGATGTTCGTCTACGCTAAGTCGGCCGTCGGCCATGCCATCGCGACCGACGAAATCAAGGTCGCCGCCGGCTACAACGAGGAACAGGATTACTCCTGGGACCGCGCAACGATCTACCATCGTGCGGTCATCCTCCAGCAGGCCGGCGTGCTCAAGGTCGTCCATGACGACTCCGCAGCCATCGCCACGTAAGGAGGGATGATCCATGGCTTATGATCCGAGTGGTCTCCAGAATATCATCCCGGGCATGTCCAACACGGACAACCGCCTGTGGGTGCTCAACACGGTCGACGCAATCGCGACGGTCAACACCTCGAACTACATCTCGGATGGCGTCACCCGCGGCATGTCCCAGGGCGACACCGTTCTCGTGAAGGTTCGAGCCTCCCTGCCGCGCGGCGCCGTTTCCGCCCAGTATCTCGCCTGGGTCAAGGACGTCGCAACGGGCACTGACGGCCTCGGTGTCGATATCACCGACGGCACGGTCATCGACGCGACTGATACGGACTGATCGACCTGAGGAGGCTCTACGGGGCCTCCTCTCCCTTTTCCATTTCAGAAGGTGAGAACCTATGAACGCCAAGATTCCCAAGCTCGGCGGCGGGGACCGTTTCCAGCCGGCCGACTTCACCATCCAGCGCTTCGCCGCGAAGGTGCCGACCGGCACGTCTCTGGATGACGTCCTGCACCCCGAGTACTTCGCCAATCACATCGACCGCATGAAGCCAGGCATGGAAATCACCGTCCTGTCGGACGACAACAAGCTCGATGTGCGCCTCCGGGTCCTGACCGTCACCAAGACGACCGCCTCGCTGCGCATCCTCGATGACTACAGCAAGGCGACGGAGACCAACGGTCCCGGCAAGCTGACGATGGATGACATCAAAATCAATCACGGCGGCCCGCACCACAACTGGCGCTTCGTCCATGGTGACAAGGTGATCGAGCACGGTTTCGGCTCCAAGGCTGACGCCGAGGCTGCGGCGGCCGCATACCTGAAGAAGGCCAACGGAGAAGTCTGATGGCCACGAAGCTCGACGTCTACAAGCAGGCCGAACTCCATATCGGGAAGTCCACCATCACTCTGCTCACGAGTGACGTAGAGGCCCGATACAAGTTCGATCAGGCTTGGGCCGGCGTCGTCGAGGAAGCCTTCAACGAAGGCGACTGGAACTTTGCCAAGAAGACGTCGAGCCTCACGCCGTCGGGAGATCCCGCAATCGAAGGCTGGACCTACGCCTTCGACTATCCTGACGACTACTTGCGGACGCTCTCTGTTGCCCCCTTCGCCTTGTGGAGCGGCGAGTTCTACGGCTTTGCGGACCGTGGCGGGAAGCTATACGCGAACGTGGAAAGCCTCTTGCTGACATATATTGGCGATCACCTCGTCGATGCCGTCGAGACATGGCCGACCATGTTCTGGCGCTTCGTCTCGATGAAGCTGGCCTATGAGACCTGCGAAGCCCTTACCAACGGCTCGACAAAGCAGGAGGACCTTGAGAAGCGGCTCAAGAAGGCACTGCGGCAGGCCAAGAACATCGACGCCAGAAACGAGCCGAACAAGCGCCTCGGCGCAGGCTCCTGGCTGCGTTCGCGCCAAGGATGGGGCGGAGCCTCCAATGGGAACGTCTATGCGGTCGGCGGCGGTGAAATCGTGCCTGAAGAGGGCGATGTCTGATGCCTCGCGTCAATGCTCCTATCTATTCGCTCAATGGCGGAGAAGTCGGGCCTGAAGGGCTTGCGCGCCTCGATCTGGAGCGTCTGCAGTTCGCTGGCTCCCTCTATCTGAACATGCTGCCCAAGATCATCGGTTCGATGACGGTTCGCCCCGGGCTTGAGCATATTGCCGATATCGATTTCGGTAGCATCCAGTTTCTCGAATACGCCTACTCCGGCGGCGCTACGCTCCTGCCGGTGCTTTCTGCCGGCGAAATGCGCGTGGTGAAGGACAGGGGCCTTGTGAGCCGAGTTGCTGTTGCAACGACCGTCCAGAACGGCGACTTCAATTCCTTCACAGGATGGACGAATGCCAGCGGCGGCGGAGCATCCGCTTCTGTCTCCGGTGGGGACCTCAACCTCGTCGGCACGCCGCAGAATCGTGCCGTAGCACGGCAGACGATCACGGTAGCGTCGGGAGACCAGTCGAAGGAACACGCCCTTCGAGTAGAGGTGACGCGCGGTCCGATCAATGTTCGAGTGGGCACCACCCTCGGCTCCGGCAATCTCATCGAGGCGCTGCGGTTGGATGATGGCGTCCATTCACTCGCCTTTACGCCGGGTGTAGGGACGATCTACCTCGAATTGGAGAACCAGGACGCACGGCTCGCCCTTGTTGCGAGCAGCAATTTCGAGGCTGCTGGCGTGATGGTCATTCCCACGCCGTGGCAGGCTGTTGACCTCGAAGAGAACGCCGTGAAGTACCGGCAGAAGACCGACGTCATCTATGCAGCCTCCACCTTCTACCAGCAGCGTGAGGTGCAGCGCCGTTCGGACACGTCGTGGGGTGTTCAGCGGTACAAGGTGGATGATGGACCGTTCGTGCTCTACGATGGCCCTGTGCAACTTCAGAACAGCGTTCTCGTCGGCAACGGGACGCTCACGGCGAGCCAGCCTTACTTTGAAGCCGGCATGGTGGGGCGCTTGTTCCGGCTCTTCCACAGCGGCCAGACGGTTCAGGACACGTTCACTGCCGATGCGCAGGAAGGTGCACGCATCCGCATCTCCGGTGTCGGTGCGGCCAGGCGGTTCAACTATTCGCTGACCCCTTCTTCCTGGGTGGGCACTGTCACCCTTCAGATCGCGATTGACGATGGATCGGGCAATCCCTCTGGCTGGGTGGACATCCTCAACTTCACTGGTGCGACCAGCAGCACGTACACCGATGCCGACAATAACGTCATCAAGTACGCTCGATTCGTCGTGAAGGCCGGCAACTACACCAGCGGGACGACCGTCGCGAATATCTCCTATCCGGGCGGTAGTCAGTACGGTATTTGCCGCGTGACGGCGGTGACGAGCGCGACGGTGGCGCAAATCGAAGTCCTGCGGCGCATGCTGAATACGACCGCGACCTCGCAATGGGACTACAGTACGTGGTCCGACTATGATGGCTGGCCGTCCTCGGTCGAAGCATTTGGCGGGCGTTTGTATTGGGGCAAGGGCGATATCCCGCATGGATCGGTCCCCGATGCCTACAAGAGCTTTGACGACACGATTGAGGGCGCGAGTGCTCCGATTGCCCGTTCCGTGAATGCTGGCGCTCAGCGGGGCATTCTGTGGCTACTCGGGCTGCAACGCCTCTTCGCCGGAACCGACGTCTCGGAAATCTCGATCAAGGCATCCAGCTTCGACGAGCCGCTCACCGCCGATGCCTGGTTCCCTGTGGACGCTTCTACGCTTGGCTGCGCGAACATCCGCTCGGTAAAGGCCGACAAGGACGGCATATTCGTTCAGGCCTCCGGGACCTCAGTCTATCGCATCGCGCAGAACCAAGCCGGCGAGTACGCCGCGTCGAACCTGATGGCGATGCACGAGGAAATCTGTGATGGCTTTCCTGTGGTGGACATCGCAGTACAGCGCCGCCCTGACACTACCGTCTGGTTCATCCTTGAGAACGGGGAGGCGCGCTGCCTCACCTATGAGCCTGAGGAGAACGTGGTCGCATGGGCGCGCGTCGTTACCGACGGAAAGTTCACGAATGTCGGGGCATGCCGCGGGGCTGGTCAGGACTCGGTCTATTTCGCGGTGATCCGCAACGGCAAGAAGCGCCTCGAACGGTTGGCAGATGCAAAGGACTGCCGCGGGGGTAGGCTCAATTGCATCGCTGACGGTTTCACCAGCTTCGTTACGACGGCTGGCCAGACCGTCTTTCCGGTCCCGCAGCTTGATGGCAAGGGCGTAGTGGTATGGGTGGATGGCAGCGCTGTTCATTCCCAGGGCAATCTTTACACGGTGACTGGCGGAAATGTCGTTCTTCCGCCTCAGGACGCCGGCAGGCGCGTTGTCATAGGTCTCCCCTATGTTGGGCGGTGGAAGTCGACAAAGCTAGCCTACGGCGCTGCTGGCGGCACGGCGCTCTTCCAGCGCAAGAAGGTAGCTCAACTAGGCCTCTATCTCGTCAACACGATGTTGGACGGCTTCCGGGTGGGCAGGGACTTCGAGACCTTGCGAGAGATAACCACGACCACGAGCGGACGGCCTTTGCAGCCCGGTGAGCTCCACTCGGAGTTCGATGCGGACATGATGCCCATCAGCTCGGATTGGACGACAGACAGCCGCGTGTGCGTCGAGGTGAAGGCTCCGTATCCATTCACTGCGGCCGGGATGGTGCTTGATGTCCAGACCAACGGTTAGCGCGGCCACCGAGGACGATATCGCCCGCTTCTACGGCGGTATCGAATTCAACGCTCCGTGGCATGCGAAGGCGATGCGTAAGGGGCGGATCGTCGCCGGCATGGGTGGCGTCATCGAGATGGAGCCGGGCGTCTGGCTGGGCTTCCTTGAAGTGCCAGCCCATGTCCGATCTCCATCCTTGTTTCGCCACGTCAAGAACGTGCTGGAGCAGGCCCGGGCATCCGGCGCGACCAAGGTCAAAACATGGTGCGACGACAGCATCCCGAGGGCGGAAGCCATGATGCGGCGGCTGGGCTTCCAACCGACTGATGAAACGATAGATGGCAAGGTGGTGTGGGAATGGGTGCTCTAGCAGGTCTCGCGCCTATCTTTGGCGCTATCGGCATGGGTGTTCAGGCTCTGGGCACCCTGCAGGCCGGCGCCGAGGCAGAGGCGCGCGCCAAATACGAGGCGAAGGTCCAGGAGCAGCAGGCCGATGAGGCCTATGCTTCCTCTCAGCGGGAAGCCGCCGAGAAGTACCGCAAGGGCCAATTGATGCTCTCCGAGCAGCGCGCGGCGATCGCCGGTAGCGGAGGGGACCTCACCGACCCATCTGTCCTCGACATCATGGGCGACACGGCTGCTGAGATTGACCTTGCGGCACGGACGGACATCTA